TCAGAATGAAGAGTCGCATGAGAAACTCATGGCGGCCTTTAGAGAATATTTTAAGGCAAATCAAGATTGGCAAAACAAAGGCACTCGTCGTGCGGGCGAAAATATGCGCTACTGGCTAGCGCAAATCCGTATTATAGCAAAAGAAAGGCGCATGCATGTACAGCAATATCGTGTACATTTAGACAAACATAAGGCAGAAAAAAAGGCTCAAAATCGTGAGGCAGGAGACCAGACAGACACTAACTAGTGTATGTCTTGGTACTATGAAAACACTATTATAGAAACGCTACCCGAAGATTGTGTGGGCTTTGTCTACATGATTACTAATACGCAAACCGGGCGCAAGTACATAGGCAAAAAACTAGCAAAATTCTCCAAAACTACTTATAAAACAGTAAAACTTAAAAACGGCACTAAGAAGAAAAAGCGAATTCGTGGCAAAATAGACAGTGACTGGCCTGATTATTATGGGTCATCACCTGAACTTACCCGGGACGTAGAGGCACTAGGCAAAGATCAATTCCACAGAGAAATACTTTTTTACTGCTCCAGCAAGTCAGAATGTAGTTATATAGAGGCTAGAGAACAGTTTTCACGCAGAGTTTTAGAATCAAATGACTATTATAACGGTCACATTCAAGTGCGTGTACACGGTTCACATATTAAAAAACTCCAAGAAAACTCAGGCAAATAACGCCAAATAAGTCCGCATCGGACGATAATTTAGATGATCCTACGACTGGTCCACGGGTACTCAGCGGGAAAATCCTTGCCTTGGCGCCAGGGTACTCAGTAACTATCCTTTACAGGACGAAGATCGCAAGTGCCGCGGTTTTACTGTTTGAAAATAATTTTTAATAGAGCCCAATGAGGGAAGAAATATCCCAGGTTTTAGTAATATGTTAGCGTATATTACGAAAACTGCCGTCGTTTCCGCAAGGAAAAAAACGTAGCTAGAGGTACCGGATGACCGCCTCGGCAATGCTATAACGCTAGTGACTATAAGAACTCAGATAATGTTCTTTTGTTTTTTTGCCTGTGCAAACGGGCAAATGTGACTAACGAATCTAGATAATATTTACAGTGCTTCGCACTTAAATGTGCTCTATAATAAAGAAAAGAAGATAAGTTCGAGCGAAAGCGAAGAACGAATGAACGTAGTTCATTCTTAAACTGGTATAAATACCTTATAGGAATATATCATAATGAAAGTCTACGAGATCATCGTTCGAGAATCAACTACTGCTCCCACAGGTAGATCAGCACAAATACTAGCCGCTATTGATAAGTTTGCCAGTACTACTCCTATCTCTAAGCAAGCAATTACTCTACGCATGGAGAAAGCAATTGGTGCATATCTTAAATTCATCGATTTACTTAATTTAGGTATTTTTGCTTATCAGTATTGGCAGGATCGTATGATTATTGATGAGATGATCAAACAAGGTCAACTAAAATCTGCTGATAAAGAACCGGCAATGCGATTGATAGCTGAACGCATGGTAGTACAGATGATGGCAGCTGGTGCTATTCTACGTGTGATAAAATGGTTTTTTAGAATATGGTTAGTGGGTCGTGTTGCTACTGTGGTAGCTGGCACTGCCGCTAGTATTTTTACAGGCGGATTATTTTCACCGGCAAGTATTGCATTGTTACTAGCACAAGAAGCCGCCGCACTATACTTACAAAGATGGTTAGCCACAGACGATGGCAAAGAATGTGTGGCTTATATTGTATTAAATGTTATTGATCCAGGTGTGAATTTCCTATGGGATCTAGGTCCTGGAACATTTGTAGGACATCTCAAACAGTTAAGTCCTGAAGGTGAAAAAGCACTGGATAAGAAAGGTGCATTTGGTACAGGAACGGTAGCAGATAAAGCCGCAAATGCACTAGGCCTATCCACTACACCAGACGGTAAGGAAAAAGATCCTAGTGCAACAACTCCTACAGGAGACAAATCCAAGATAGACAATACATCTGCCACAGTTGTTGATAAAACACCCTGGACCAAACTAGCGTTCTATCTACCAGGGCAAGATGCCAAAGATGCAAAAAAGACGGCTACAGCTGAAAGTGTACACCGTACTAGACTAAAGACAACCCGCTAGTTTTTGTATTTTCCACGTTCTCTTTAATGATATCTGATAGAATTAAGATATCTTCGTGAGTGTAAACATGCATGAGTTCGTGCATAGTTACTCCGCCACGCATGTACCAAGAGATTCTAAATAAATTTTCTTTATACTGTTTTGTTTCGTTCTCTAGCCTAACAAGATACTCTTGGATCTCGTCATTAGTTAATTTTGTTAGGCGCCACCGAAAAAATTTGTTTGATTTAATTCAACTGTTAATTTACCAGTATGATTGCAAGCATCACACACCACATCAGTTGTTGGTATTTTCCAAGAAACATTGGTAATATCAAACTGCTGTTTGATTTTGTCAAACACTTCTTTGTCGCAGTTATTTAAAAATTCGTCAAGATATTCTTTTTCGCTCACCATTTGTGTTTCAATTTCGATCTGATCCACACTCATACTGATAATTTTTTGTTGAATAGCACTTAAATCTTCAAATATTTTTCGTATCTGTTGTTCCTGTTCTACTTGATCTTCTATCTGGTTAACTTGTAGCAATTTTTTCTGGAGAATAAAATTCTCCAAACCAATATCATTAGCTTGACTGTATGTGATGGGTTTTAATCTTATAGTCATGTTTTCTAATTTGACCTTGCTTTGAAACACACAAGTTTTAAAATGCTCCATGTAAGTGTTTAAATCAATGTCGTATTCATGGTCGGCCTCGCATTTTTCACAAGTGTGTAAAGCAGATAATATAGGGCCATAAGTGGCAATACGTATTGCTATCAAAATACAATCAATATCCACATTAGACAGTTCGTAAGGATCGTTGATCTCGGGACAACAACTTTTGATTATTTTGCTAATGCAGTCTCCTGATAGCAGTGCATCAGGCGTTTTCATAATGATTTCGTCCATGCCAGTCATGCCGAACACTGTAATTTTTTCGCTGGTAACAGTGCCTGGTGCAGAATACACACCTTTGGTAGGCAAGTTGATGTATAACTTTGGTTGTCTAAAATATTGCTGTAAAGGATTATTGGCCATTTTTGGCTCCTGATAAATATATGGTACAGTATTTATATACGCACATTTTCAAGGGTTTTTTTCATGTCTGACAAAGACGATATTATAGCGGCTATTCAAGCAGGATTTCAATCAGTATCTAATGGTACGGGCCCTAGCTCAGTCAGCTCTGCCAGCAGATCTGCTGCCAACGCAAGTACCATGTTGGGCGGAAGTTTTCAATCATTAGTCAGTCTAATTGCATTAGGAGCAACCCCATCTTTTGCGGCTGCCGCCACAGCTCTTGAATTGGTGTCCAAAGGTGCAACTGTGTTGGCAGACAACTGGCGTGCCGCCAGTCAAACCGGCTTGTATTTCAGCAACAACATGGTGGGGTACACTGGTGCGCTGGCTCAGGCACAGCTGACCACTGAAGATTTAAACAGAACATTTAAACAAGTTGGTCCAGGATTCGCTGGATTAGGTCCTGGATTAGAAGGCGCAACAAGACGTACACTGGAGTTAGGCGCCGCATATCAAAGCAGTGATATCATTGACAGCATGCGAAATCTTGGATACAACACAGCCCAAGCTAATGAATTAGTAGCTATACAAGCTGCCTCTAATATTACCGGGAATGCCAAGAAAAAAATTACAGACGCTGAACTATTTGACAACACTTTAAAATTAGCTCAGGAGTTTGCGGCAGTTACAGAAGTTGCTGGCATAAGCAGAAAAAAACAATTGGAAGCACTACAACAAGATGCGGAGAATGAAAGCCTACAACTAGCATTTGATCAATTGGGCCCTGGTTTAAAAGAAAATTATACAAAGCTCTCAAAAGAATTTATTGGGACTGGCATGACAGAACTTGGCAGAGCTATTATAAGCCAGAATGGAGTATTGACCCAGAAGCAAGGAGAACAACTTGCTATACTACAAGGCCCTGGGCAACAATTTTATAAAGCCATGATGAATTATTCTGCTGTATTAAGCAACGCTTCAGCAACTGATAAAGAAAAGGCAGAGGCAGAAAAAAGAGTACGAGAAGCCAATACTGCTGTGACTGATTTGACTAGAACTACTGAATTTCAACGTATGGCAAGACTGCAAGCAGTATACAGCGAACAAGGCAGTGAACTAGGTAAATTTGTCGCTTCGATATCTCAGGCAAATCGCATTACACGACAAAATACATTGGAAGGTGAAGATCAACTAACGGCTCAAAAAAGAATCAAAGCAGAACAAGAAGCTAACAGAACCACAAAACAAAAAGAAACTGACGATGCTCAAAAAGCTCTGAGTGAAGCCATAAACAAGGCTGGAAGAATTGTGGACATGGTTCAGATAAGTTCAGCAACTGCGTTGATGCAGGTGGCCAATGCAGGTGGAGGATTGCTGGTACGAAATGCGGGTATTCTAGATTTCATGGCCGCACGAAACAAAGACGGCACACCTGGTGCGCTTACACCAGAAAATGCTGAAAACAAAGCAAGACTGGCTATTGAAGTGGCCAAATCACTAGGCGAAAAAATTCCTCCAGAAATTACCAATGCATTGGCAAAAATATCTGAGAAAGCAACAGGTGCATTTGAAAAATACACGCCAATGCTGAACGAATATATTGAAAAAATTTACAAAAAAATCAATGTAGACCCTAATCCAAGATCACAAGGCAGTCCAGGCATAGTGGATTTTTTATCAGGATCATCGAGTTTTAACAGTATGTTTGAAAATTTTGGAACAGGCACACTGGCAACATTACACGGTATGGAAGCTGTAGTACGACCAGAACAACTGTCAGGAATTATAAACAAAGCAACCGCTCAGGCAACTGCGGCCTTACCAGCAATGACTAGTCAAGCGGCAACAGCACCTAACCAATTTGCACAAATAAATCCAGAAGTGTTTAATGAAATGAAAAATCAATTGGCTATATTAAATAGCTTGATGGCTTCAAATCTGTCTGATATTTCGAGTACAATGACTAAACAATATAGTGCTCTAAGAGATCTAAACCCAGATCTGCATTCCTAAGGATAATAGATGAGTTGGAAAAAATATTTCACCCCTGTACCAGTAAACGGCCAAAACTTTGGTCCTCTTAACGGAGTTAATAGCGGTAACAGACTGGGCCCAGCACAGACAAATTATAGTAGTTATTTGCCAGATGTATACACTGGTAGTCCAAACCGTATTGAACGTTATGCTCAATATGAAGTCATGGACAGCGATCCAGAAGTTAATGCCGCACTAGATATTCTTGCTGAGTTTTGCACACAAAAAATTAAAGATGGCAAAAGCCCATTTGCAGTCAAGTGGCGCAGTAAAGGTACAAACGCTGAAGTTAAAATCCTAAGTGAATATCTACAGCAATGGAATAAATTACAAAAATTTGATGTACGTATTTTCCGTATTGTACGTAATACATTCAAGTATGGTGATGCATTTTTTGTTCGTGATCCAGAAAATCAAAAATGGTCTTGGATCGATCCAACACAGTTAATCAAAATTATCGTTAATGAAAGTGAAGGTAAAAAACCTGAGCAGTATATCATTAAGGACTTAGCACCTAACTTTGTTAATCTAGTTGCTACACAAATTACACCTAATATTAATCCACGACAAACAGGCGGTGGTCCAGTTCCAGTTAGCGGATACTTAGGTGCAGGTTCTAGTCAGCGTGGATCAACAGGCGGTGGCGCAAACAGTAGTAGTCAAAGTCGTTTTGGTCTTAATCAGAAAGAATCAGCAGTCGATGCTGAACATGTTATACATTTAAGTTTGTCTGAAGGACTAGATCAAAATTATCCATTTGGCAACAGTTTATTAGAAAACGTTTACAAAGTTTACAAACAAAAAGAATTACTGGAAGATGCAATTCTTATATATCGCATAAGTCGTGCGCCTGAACGTCGTGTGTTTACCATTGACGTGGGTAATATGCCAAGTCATTTGGCCATGGCATTTGTGGAACGTGTTAAGAACGAAATCCATCAACGTCGTATACCAAGTCAAACAGGCGGCGGCGCAAACGTTATTGACAGTGCTTACAATCCATTAAGTATCAACGAAGACTACTTCTTTCCTAAGACAGCAGACGGCAAAGGTTCTGATGTTAAAATGCTTGAAGGTGGTAAAAACATTGGTGAAATTGACGACTTAAAATACTTTACTAACAAGTTATTCCGCGGCTTGCGTATTCCAAGTAGTTACTTGCCAACAGGACAAGACGACAGTCAAAGTAACTTTAATGACGGTCGTGTAGGTACTGCATACATTCAAGAACTACGTTTTAACAAGTACTGTGAACGCTTACAAAGTCTAATGACTAGCGTATTTGACGAAGAATTTAAGTTATATCTAAACGGAAAAGGTCTTAACATAGATCCTAATTTGTTTGAATTGACATTTAATCCGCCGATGAACTTTGCAAGTAGCCGTCAAGCTACTATTGATGCTGAACGTATCAATACATTTAATACAATTCAAGCAGTTCCTTATGTGTCTAAACGCTTTGCTCTCAAGCGATTCTTAAGTTTAACAGACGAAGAAGTAGCAGAAAATGAACGTCTATGGGCGGAAGAAAACGGTAAAGGTGAGCCTACAGCTACAGATGCCGCAGGCGAATTGCGTAGTGCAGGCCTAAGTGCAAGTGGTATTGAAGGCGATTTAGGTGCCGCGGCAGATCTAACAGCACCAGAAGATCTACAAGGCCCAGAAGGTCAAGGAACCGAACCCGGCGGTGCAGGCCCAGGTGCCGCACCAAGCGGACCTGCAGGTGGAGCTCCGGGCCCAGTAGCATAAATATAATATGATCCTAAGAGAATTGTTTTATATTGATCCTGACACACGTCACGTAGCCAACGATTTGCGCTATGAGCCTAAGCGTGATGATACTGTACTGCATAGAACAGACACACGCAAAACTAGATTGACTCTTAGACAAATAAACGAATTGCGTAAAAGTACAGAAGCGCATATACTAGAACAAGAAAAAGAACTAGAATTCGTCCACTCGATGTACGCGGTGCCACCGCCAGCACCAGCCTAAAATTAAAAAAAACAGTCAAAACGACTCGTTTTTGCCCCTTATTGATACACTTTTTTAACATAAGTGTAAATAATACACAGCCTTGTATCACATAAACCACAGGAGAATAAACATGACTGACCGCGCTCAATTTGAAGCTATGCTTGAAGCATTGATTAACGATGACCAAGCAACAGCTAAAGAAATATTCCACAATATCGTTGTTGGAAAATCACGTGAAATTTACGAAGAATTATTAGAATCCGATTTCAGTAGCCAAGATACTGGAAATCCTTATGCAGGCCAAACAGAAGGTGCTGAGGAAGAAGAGGAAGAAGAGTCTATGGAAGAAGAAGGCATGGAAGAAGAAGGTGCCGAAGAGGAAGAAGGCGAAGAAGAAGAGTCCGACGATGAAGAATCTGACGATGAAGAAAGCGATGACGCTGACAGCGAAGACGATCCATTTGGTGGTGCTGACGACGGTGAAGAAGCCGACGGCGATATCGAAGATCGTGTAATGGATCTAGAA